GCATCGCTTTCATTTCCGCGAAATTATGCAAATAGGGGGGAATCCCGTTGGGCAGATCGAAAACTCCAATAAACAAAAGAAAACTGAGGGGCAACCCGGGCAAAAGAGATTTACCAGTAGAGACAGAAGTTGACTCCGCTCCTATGCGGTGCCCGATTGGATTGTCAAAGCCTGAGAAAAAATATTGGCATATCTGGGCTCCCTCTCTTATTGCCGCTGGTAAACTTACGATTCTGACAGTGCCCTCTCTAGTTACCCTGATACAAATGAAAGTCCGGCTGGACGAAGTCAACCGATTTATCAGGGAGAATAACAATTCACTCTTACAGGAAAGCATATTTATCGATGGCTCGGGTGCACAGCATAGCACATTTAGGGAAAGCGCTTACTCGAAGCTGTCAAGAGACCTAACTACAGCTGTCCACCGACTGCAAAAATCTTGGGGACTGACGGCAGACTCAGCTATTGGAGTTTTTAAACCGAGGCCTAAGAAATCAGCAGAGGAACAATTTCTCGAATAAGAAAAGGAGGGGTGAAATGGAAATTAAGGATTGTGCAGTATTTAGTTTAGAAAAAGAAGATAAGAAAGACGATGATTTGCTTATTGCGGTTTTTCCAAATGAAGAGTCAGATGATGGTTTCGTTATAAGTCTTAAAGAACTTTGTCTTTTTGAAATTCGTTCTTCTAAAATTTTTGATGGAACAATGGAAAAGGAAGACATCTTAGAATTAGAAGGCGTTTCAAGGAAACTCAAATTATTAGCAAAAATCATTGATGATGAAATCGAAAAAAAATTGTAAGCCTAAACCTAAAAACGGCGTAACGCAAGAGGATATTGACCGGATAGAATCCATCGTCAAGGGATATATGGCTGATGTGAAGTCCGGTAAGGTGTTAGCTTGCAGGTTCGTTAAGTTAGCAGTTGATCGCCAAGAGAGAGACTTAAAAGAGGGTCCAGCGCGAAGCCTGGAATTTAATAAATATATGGCAGCTCGGGCCGTTAAGTTCTTCTCATTCCTGAAATTGTGGAAGGGCAAGGAATACAAGGGAAAAGAATTTATCCTTGGGCCGCATCGTGCCTTTTTTACTTGGGTTTTGATGGGGTGGTACCGCGCAGACGGGACTCGACGCTTTAGGATGGCCTATGATGAGGAAGCTAGGAAGGGTGCGAAAGCCGAATGGATTGAAAACGAGATCCCAACACCAGATGGATTCAAAAGAATGGCCGATATTCACCCCGGCGATTATGTTTTTGGTTCTTCTGGAAAGCCCATAATGGTGATCGATGAGACAGAGACCATGAACGGCAAAGACTGCATGGCTGTTTCCTTTTCTACTGGGGAAAAGATAATCGTCTCAGAAAATCATTTATGGGAGGTAAACAGAAATATTGAGCCGGAAAATAATCACCGAACATGGACACAAGAGGAAGATGGATTAATAAGACGAAAATATCCAACGGGCGGGTTGAACGCGCTTCAAGGGAAATTGCCGCACAGAAGCCGTTATGCGATAGCAAAAAGGACAGAATCCCTTGGTATTAAAAAGAAAGATGGGTGCCATAACAGAAGTATTGCCAAACTTAATGTCCCAAGAGTTTTTTCAATGCCAGAACCGCCAAGAGTTCTTAGCACAAGGATCATCTCAGAGACTTTAAGATATGGATCAAGACAAGATCTTCGGTATTCAATAAATGTTGCACCTGCCATTATAACGGAATCAAAAGCATTGCCAATCCCCCCATATTTTCTTGGTGTATGGCTGGGCGATGGTGAGAGTAAATCATCAAGAATAACTATCGGATATGAAGATCTTGCCATTATTGAAAGGATAAGAGAAGAGGGACTCCTGGTAGAAGAAAGGAAGTCAAGCAATGTTGGCAGTGGGTTGTTTTATGTTCATACCGGTGACAAGAAAGCAAATATTAGGGGAAGATTGAACGCAATAGGGGTACTCAGCAATAAACATATTCCCCGAATGTATTTTCGCGCTGAATATAATCAGCGGATCACGTTGCTCAACGGACTTATGGATTCAGATGGTCATGCGGATAAGCGCGGTCATTGCTCTTTCACTAATTGCAATAAAACGTTAGCGCATAATGTCATGGAATTGTTGGCTACGCTTGGGATTAAGGCAACAATAAATGCACGGATGGCTAAATTGTATGGTCGTTGCATCCGAGATGCTTATAAAGTTGATTTTGTTCCCGCAGCTGGGATACAGATTTTTAATCTCAAGCGGAAGCAAGACAAAATTAAAGCACGAACAAAAAAAACTCGATTTGATACTAGAATGATAACGTCTGTTGAATGCGTTCCGTCTGTTCCGGTAAGGTGCATAACCGTTGATTCCCCAGATGGACTATATCTTACTGGCAAGAGCTTTATTCCAACTCACAATAGCACTTATGCCGGGGGCCTTGGTTCATACTTTTTTGTCGCTGATGGGGAGCAAGGTGCGGAAATATATTGTGCTGCAGTAAAGCGAGAGCAGGCCCGTATAGTCTGGCAAAATATCAAAAATCTTCTCAAGACTTCTGGGTTTGCTGATAAAGTTACATTTCTGACACATAATCTATCAATTGAATCAACAAATTCAAAGTGTGAACCGCTTGCCAGCGATTCAAAAAGCCTTGATGGACTCGATACCCATTTCGCCAGCCTTGATGAACTCCATGCACATCCGACACGAGAAGTTTATGACCTTATAGTTGATTCTATCGGCGCTCGTTCACAACCCCTTATCCTGATTATCACCACCTCCGGCTTTAACCAGACCGGGATATGTTATGAGATGCGAGAATATCTAACGCAAATTCTGAAGAATACGATCCAGGATGATTCATTTTTCGGGATTATCTTTACCCTGGACACCAAAAAGGACTGGCCGGATCTCAAAGATAAGAAAGAGAAGCTCAGGAAAGGCCAGCAGAGAGAAGACGACTGGACAAATGAAGATGTTTGGGTAAAGGCGGCTCCCGGGCTCCTCGGCATAACAGAAAGTGGAAAGCGATTCGGGATTGACGACAAAGGACAGCCGATACCGGGCTACATGACAAAACTAGAAGATATGAGAGATAAGTGCCGGATCGCAAAGCAGATGCCGAGTGCCCAGAATAACTTCTTGACTAAAAGATTGAACATTTGGTGTGTCATTGGTTCAACCTTGATTCTCATGGCTGACGGCTCACGAAAAAGGGCGGATGCGGTAAAGATTGGTGACTTGATTGTCAGTTTCGATGAGAAAACCCGAAAACTGAAGCGCTCGAAAATAACAGGGGTATATGACAATGGCGTTCATGATGTAGTAACAATAACGACCGTTCGGGGCCGGGAAATTACAACTACGTTAAATCATCCATTTTGGACAAGGACCGATAGATGGAGGCGAGAAAAAAGCGATTGGATTCTTGCCGGAAATCTTAAAATGGGTGACAAAATAGGAGTTGCTTTAAATTACCAAACTAAAGAGGGGGGAAGGCGTTTAAATAGAGAGAAAGCTCAATTTATTGGGATAATGGTTGGGGATGGTAGTTGCCATACAATGCCACGGCTTACGAATACCGATAGCGGAGTAATTGAATTTTGTTCTAAATTTGCCAAAAAGAATAAATGCACACTTGACCCTTTGCCAGATGGGTATCATTGGGATTTTCACCATGCGGATAAAGTGGCGAAGTCGCTTAAAATGAAACCTATAAAAAGATTACTGAAGAAATATAGAGTATGGGGAAAAGATGATAGCACAAAGAGAGTACCCGATGCTATTTTTAAGGGAGGACGGCCTGCCTGGATAGGGTTTCTATCGGGCTATATTGATACGGATGGGCACATAGCGAAAACAGGAATTATAATCGCTAGTTGCAATAAAGAACTGCTCATGGATTGTCAAGACCTGATCGCACTTTTAGGGGCGCAATCCATCGTTAAGCAGATTCAGGGTGGAACTTATCACCTTGGAATCTTTGATAGTAAAAGCCTAAAGCTTATGGCCAAGTTGTTAACCCTTTCTCATACAAAGAAAAACCGAGAATTAGAAAAGTTTAGGGGGTTTATTCTCAGTTATGATTATGCCACCAATTTTGATGCGATCAAAAGTATCAAATATCCTGGCCAGACCGCGACTATAGGAATTGAGATTGAGGACACTCATACACATATCACAAACGGGTTGATTACTCATAATACCCAGCAAGAAAACAGGTGGTTAGATCTTGCCCTTTGGGATCAGAATAATATCCGGCCTGTAACCGAGGCAACCTGCGCCAGCCGTACTTGTTACGGTGGCATTGACCTTTCTGCCGTGTCCGACCTTACCGTCTGGGTAATGCTATTCCCGGATACTGAAGATAAAGACCTGCTTGACATCTTGATCCGGGTATGGTGCCCGGAGGCGCGGCTATTTGATACCAGAAACAAATACCGCGAGCAATACCAGGCATGGAAGAAACGGGGATACCTGATTACCACAGAAGGCGATGCTATGGATTACGATTTTATCCGAGCGCAGATCGCTGGATCCACCGATAAGGATGGAAAATATGTGCCGGGAGATAAAGACCGATTTGACATACAGAGCATTTCCGTTGACCGCGGCTTTCAAGGGTATGAGTTTTCGCAAAAGCTAGATCAGGAGCTTGGTGGTGATGAGAAGAACCCGAAGGTTATCGCTTGTGGTATGGGATGGGTCTCAATGAATGGCCCGTGCCAGGAGGTTGAAAGGCTATTGCTATTGAAGAAGTTAAACCATGGCGGCAACCCTATCCTCCGGTGGATGGCCGATAACGTAGCAGTAAAAATCAATCCCACTGGTGGCGGGAAGTCACCGAATAAAGCTACCAGCCAGGGCAAGATAGATGGAATCATCGGGATCCTGCTCGGGCTGGATAGGAAGCTGAGGATAAGAGAAGAGACCGGCAACATCTATGACCAATATAACCTTGTAAGGTAAATAATGACCAGCCTACCCAATAAACCACTTTTACGAGTCGATGAAGTCGCGAGGTATTTTTCTGTCTCTAAAAGAACTATCTATCGTTGGATTGAGAACAAAAAACTAGATAGCCGGAAGATTTCTCGAAACGTCATCAGAATAACCCACGAATCAATCGAAACCTGCCATTTTCAAAAACAAGCCTAAAAAAAACTGTGACGCCAGTAGACACCAGTGTACTCCAGTGTACTCCAGTGCCCTTGACTATCTTTTTTTTCTCTTCATAATTATAGCTACATAGTTTTGAACTTACATCATACAACTGATATGAAGGGTTACTGTATGAATGAGTAAACTCTCAGGTTCAATTAAATCTATTCTAGGGGTGCGGGAAGTTTTAATGATTATAGGCCTTGGCTTAGTTGCCTATGGCTTATATCTCTTTGTGCCATGGGTATCATACTCTGTGACCGGCTGCTTTTTGATGGCAGGCGGTTTTTTTTTAAGGGATGAGTGATGGGCTTTTTGCGCGGACTACGGCCAAAAGCCATGGACAGCGACGAACTCGCCAGACTTATCGGCTCGGTTTATGGCGGTGGATCCACCTCGACAGGGATTTCCGTTAATACCGATTCGGCGATGAGAGCGATAAGCGTCCATACCTGCGTGAAGGCGAAGTCGAACGGTATCAGGATGATGCCTTGTCATCTTATGCAGAAGATGGAGACCGGCATTGATGGTATTCAAAACGTAAGGCAGGCAACGGAGCATAATGTTTACCGCTTGCTACATGACCAGCCAAACAGTTGGATGACGCCCGCCGAATTTTGGGGGATGGCATCGGCTTGCTTGGATCTCCGGGGTAATTTCTTCGCATTTAAAAGCGGTTTACCCAATCGCTCAGTGAGAGAACTTATCCCCCTGGCCATCGGATCAGTAGAGGAAGTTATCCAGACCCCTGATTATGGTCTATTTTACAAAGTCAGGCGACCAACCGCTGATAGTGGAACCATTGACATCATTCCCGGTAACCGGATTATGCATATACGTGGACTTACTTTAGATGGTTTTATGGGTTTGAATCCTATCGCTTATGCTAGGGAGAGCATTGGCTTAGAGCTAGCTACCGAGAAGCACGGCGCAAAGCTATTCGGCCATGGGACTATGATCGGCGGGGTTTTAACTATGCCGCACGGTCAATTCTTCAAAGATCGTGATCAAGCAAAGAAATTTCTGGATGATTTTAACGATACTTATTCCTCAGTCGAAAATGCTCATCGAACTGCCCTCCTCGAAAACGGAGTGACTTGGGCAAAGATGGCAATGACTTCGGTTGATAGCCAATTTCTTGAAGCTCGCCGTTTTCAGCATCGGCAGATAGTTGACCTCTTTTTTAGCATCCCCTTATCGATCATGACTTCAGAAGACAAGACGGCGACATTTGCCAGCTCTGAGCAATTCAGCATCGCGTATGTGATCTATGCTCTTATGCCTTATATCGTCAATATTGAGCAGGCGATTTATAGGGATTTGCTGACAGAAGAGGAAAAAGAAACGAAAAGCTATTATGCGAAATTTGAAGCGCGAGCACTTCTCCGAGGATCATTCAAGGAACAGATGGATAGCTTCTCTATCGCAATTGATAAAGAGATTTTCAATCCAAATGAAGTACGGGCGCTCCTTGAATATAACCCATATCTTGGCGGGCAGATCTATCGCACTAGGACTAGCACAACCAAAGATACCGGGAAAGAGGCTAATGGGCGACCGAAAATCGTGCCAAAGGCGGAAGGATAGAACAGCCCTTTCAACCGGCACTTGCTATTTGAGGAGGTAATAAAAATGAAACTGGCATATCGAAATAAAAAAAACGCGCGTGCTATTTCTGCTTTCTGGGGGAAATCATTAGACAAACCTGATTGGTATTCAATCAAATCGCTCTCTGAAGATGAAGCGGAGATTTTAATCTATGGTGTAATAGGCTTTCCTTTCAATGATGCCGGAGAAATTGTTCGGACCCTTGCAGAAATGAATCAGAAAACCATCTTGATTCGGATTAACTCACCTGGCGGAGATGTTTTTGATAGTGTCGCCATTTTTAATGTTTTGCAATCTCACAAGTCGAAAATCATCACCCGTATTGAATCACTTGCAGCCTCTTCTGCTTCATTTATTGCCCTAGCTGGTAAAGAAGTCCAGGCCTATAAAAATGCGATGATGATGATCCATAATCCCTGGGTTTTTGCTATAGGGGATCAAAATGATTTGCGGGATATAGCTGATGTATTAGAGAAAATCTCCGGAAACATGGTGGATATTTATTCTGATAATTCAAGCGTTGGCAAAAAAGAAATCAAGGAAATGATGAAGGCCGAGACCTGGATGACTGCTAAGGAGGCCAAAGAAAAAGGATTCATTGATACGATCCTAGACGGCAAGGGGGCCAAGGCCCAGTTTGACTTGTCGATGTTCGCCAATGCCCCGGAGGATTTCCGAGGCGAGGAACACGAGATAACTGAAAGAGAATTAGAAAAAGAACTGCAGAAAATGGGAATTTCTCAAAGCAGGGCAAAACGCATGATTTCTATCGGTAAGGATGACGAAGAAAACAATATCAATGAAATTGCAGCTCAACTTAAAAAAGCCACTTCAATCCTTAGAGGAGAAAAGAATTGATTTATTTTTTGTCCATTTTAGACAGCGAATTTATAAAGATAGGATTTACAAGCCAAGATATAGAGAGAAGAAAATCAGCTCTTCAAACGGGCAATTCGTACGAAATCCATATACTGCATACCACTGATGGATCAATGCAAGAAGAAAAAGAAATACATAGATGCCTGAAAGAAGTTTTTGAAAGATTGCAAGTATTTAATAATCCAATAAATGAATGGTATCCGGGAAACAATCCGATTATCAAAACATTTATAGGTAATGTCAAGAATCATGGAATTGCTTATTCACTTGAAAATCTCAACAGTATTGTACGATGGGACTTAAGAATTAAAGAGGATCAGATTTTTACAGTAAGGCATCTTGAGAGGTGTTTGCGCAGAAACGGCCTATCTAGGGGAGAGGCAAAAACATTAATTTCAAAAAGCAAAGTCGAGTTAAACGATCTCTTTGTTTTGAATACAGGAAGGCAATCTGGCACAGATGATAAGCCACAAAATATAGGCCGCACAGTGATTTTAAGGAAAGCGCAAAATGCGTAATACAATGACGGTCAAATTATGATGATGACCAGTTTTGATATTGAAAGAATCCTTAGGGACGCTGGTGCTCCTAAGGCATTCGCGAGAGCGGTAGCGGCGGCATGCCGTGCCGCAGGGTTATTTGATCGGTGTCAAGCCGACATAGACCTAGAGATTGAAGAGCTGAAAAACATACTAACATCGATCATATCGAAAATTAAGGAGGAATAATGATGGAGGAATTAAAGAGACTTATAGAAGCCATGGGAAGGGCATTCGAGGAATTTAAAATGGCCAATGATGCCCGGATCAAGGCAATCGAAGCTAAAGGCCATGCAGATCCGCTTCTAGTGGAGAAGGTCGAAAGGATCAATGCGGACCTTACGGCAATGTCTGCCATGAAACAACAATTAGAAGCACTAGAAACCATTGTGGCTCGCGGGCAGTTTCCCGGAGGCGGAGTGCCGAATCAGGATGCCGTCAATAGAGTTAAGGCATTTAATCACCTCATGCGGAAAGGCGGCAAAAGTATCAAGGATCTTGATATTCAAGCAGCAGCCTCAACACTTTCAGATCCCGATGGCGGATTTACCGTACCGGAAGAAGTCGAGACAGCAATTGACCGTGTTGCAAAAATCGTATCTGCAATGCGGAGACTTTGTACTGTACGGCCAATATCAACAGATACCTATCGTAAGCTCGTCAATCAGGGTGGAGCGACTTCTGGGTGGGTAGCAGAGAAGGCATCTAGGGCAGCAACTACGACCCCGACCCTTGCTGAAATCTCAATTAATACGAAAGAGGTTTATGCCATGCCAGCAGCCACGCAATCACTTCTGGATGATAGTGCCATTGATATCGGTCAATGGTTAGCTGACGAGGTCTCTATTGAGTTCACCGAAGAAGAAGGTGATGCTTTCATCACCGGCACTGGAGTTTCAGAGCCCAAGGGCATAGCCGCCTATACAATGGTTGCTAATGCCTCCTATGCTTGGGGTAGCGTTGGTTATATTGCCGGGGGTCATGCTTCGCTGCTTAATAATGCAGATAAGCTGATTGACCTTCAGCATGCGCTGAAACCCGTTTATCGCGGAGGTTCCGCATTTCTGATGAATGATTTGACAATGGCAGTTGTTAGAAAATTCAAGGATGGTGAGGGGAACTATCTCTGGAGGCCAGGTCTTGAGCAAGGCGCACCTGATACGCTATTGGGAAAGCCGGTCGAGATCGATGACAATGTTGCCGATATCGGTGCAGGTAAATATCCGGTCTTCTTTGCGAACTTCAAGCGAGCGTACATGATTATCGACAGGATTGGGATACGGGTTTTGAGAGATCCCTATACCAGCAAACCGTTCGTCCTCTTCTATACCACCAAAAAAGTTGGCGGCGGAATAGTCCACTATGAGGCGATTAAGGCTCTCAAGATTGCTACAACCTAAAATAATAGAGGCGGGGAAACTCGCCCCACAAAATAAGCAGGAGGTAAAAAACCATGAAAGATTTGCATAGTAATATTTCTGTTGTGCAGGCCATTGCGCCGAAAACCTATTCTACTGGCATCACTGGAACGGCAGATATTGATCTTGTCGGATTTAATTCTTGCGAGATCGAAATAACCTTCGGTGATCATGCGGATACTCTTTCCGCAGCGGTTGATTTTGATATTGAACTCCATGATTCTCCCGATACCGCAGGGGTTCATGGTGACTGGACTGATGTTGGGACTGCTGATGTTTTAGGATGCACCCCTGCTAGCGGGGTCATTCTCCATGTCGAAGATGATGCAGACACAAATCAGGTTTATCGCATTGGCTATGTAGGCGGGGAAAGATTTCTTAAGGTTGATGTGACGGCTGTTGGAACCCATGCGACCGGAACTATCATCGGCGTGAATGTGATAAAAGGCCATCCCCTTGATGCACCCGTCGCCGATACAGCACCGACGGTTTAAAACAATATATTAACCTGGTCTTAAATGACTACTCGGCGGGGGCCTCTCCGGCCCTCGTCGGGGCAACCACAGGAGAAATGGAGGACATGGAAATGGTAGACAATACTTATATGCCGAAGGTTTATAGAGACAGTGGCGGGGACCGCCAGGTTATTGCAGCGGGCGGAATTATGAGAATGGAGCCGGGATCGCTTATCCAATACGCGAACCCTACCGGCGCTGCGGACTATTACGTTGATGGAAATGTAGCTGCAACCGGAGCGGGCACGATTGACTCCCCATACTCAACACTCACTGAAGCAATCGCAGCTAGTAATGTCAGCATCGCACTTACGGCGAACCGCTGGTGGGCGCGGCGTAACCGTATTTTCGTCATAGGTGATGACCTCGACGAAGACCTGGTTACCCTTCCCGAGAAATGCGATGTTATCGGTTTGGGAAGTGACGACACGATTTCCGGCCCAAAGATTTTAGGGCACCACACTATTGTGGCGGCGGAAGATTACAGCATGGGTTGCCGGTTTATCAATATGGGTTGGCTTTGTGACAGATCTGGGGCACTGATCACAATTCCTGCTGGTTGCGGTGGCCTTCAGATCATCGGTGGTATCATGTACCCAGCCACCGGTAATTCGACAATCGCCCTTTCGCTAACGGATCTAGCCGATATCGTGATTGATGGTCTTGAAATTGCCTATAATGCCGGAGGCGGGATTTTCGCGGAAGGCATTAAGATTTTGGGTACAGTAAGTCACAAAAATAAGATCCGAAACATGGATATTTATGCAACCGAAGGGATCCATGTTGCAGCAGCAAATGCCACATATGGCGGTATAATCGAAAAAAGCAACATCTATGCGACAGCCCTGACTATCAACGATGAATCTCTGCTATTCCGGGTAATCAATAATCGGCTTATCACGGATGCAACGGTAAATGTTGCTGCTGGCGCTCTTGGAATCGTCTGTAATCCTCTGCTTGCCTCCGGTAACAAACTTGGCGGCGCGGCTGCGGGTGCGACGAATGCTGACTATCCATACGTTAACCCGTTGACCTCATAAACCCCTTCTCGGCGGGCTGTTCTCTATAATGGCCCGCCTTAAAAGGAAGATATGGTAATGGCTTATCAAAAAGGACCACTAAATTATCAGAAATCAACAGAGGACTTGCCGACCGATTTACAGGCGGGGGCAAGGATGCAATTCACAGATACCGGCGAGCGATTCATCTTTGACGGCGATGGATGGATTGAGGATCTTGCATATCCGGTTACAGAATAAAACAAGGAGGATTTTAAAATGTATACGAAAATTGGACGAATAACTCCGGCTTCGGTTGGGTCCAATGCGCTCCGGGGGAATCAACTCGGCGGACTGATTGTCGAGGGTGGCTATCAGGATAAAATGCAGGCCGGAAAGATGTATTTCGCATTCTGCGGGGTTCAGGATGTTGCGAAATATGATGCAACAGCGGCCATAGGATTGATTATTTATAACCCGCCTGGGAGTGGTGTAAATCTGATCTGGGGTAAATGGTCGGTGAATGTTTCAATAACATCGGCATCGATGACCGGAATGGTGCTTGCAATTTCTCCGCAGATCATTACTCCGACAACGGTGACGGCGGCAACGCTGACGGGAAAGACGCTTTTAACCGGGTCTACTGGATTGGCCACAGGGGTAGCGAAAGCCTATTCCATCGCGACAATCATAACGGCTCCGGTTGTATTCTATCCTCTGTTCACAAATTACGCGGCGGTTAATACCGTGGCTGGATTTGTTGCCAACGGGGATCTTGAGGGCGCATTTGGCTCGGCTCCTGGTACTGTAACGGTGATGGGTGCATTCGGTGCGGCTGGTGTTGATGTTGATCTGTGTCTGACCTGGGAGGAAGGCCCTGTGGGTCTGTAATATCAAGTTAATTAACCTCGACAGGGCGGCGCTCATGTCGCCCTGTAAGGCTTACAATTTAACGCAAGAGGTTTTAAGCATGAAAAAACTGATTGTAACTTTATTGCTGGCTGTTTTCTTGGGTGTTATGTGTGCCCCTGCATTGGCCCAAGACCCTGCCCCCTCTTTGACTACTTTGTGGCAGGAGAAGACTCAAAGGCAGATTATATTTGATGTAAGAGCGGCCCTTGAGGAAACGACTAATAACCTACAGGAAGGCATTTACAGGGTTCAAGAACTTGCTAAGAATACAAACTTTGACACGATACCTGATGCCGAAAAAGTTATTTTTGTAAAATGGCTTAATGCTTTTAAAGCGTTAAGGACTACTTTGCTAGGGGATGCCGAAATCAAGGCCCGTTACGATTGGAGACCGTAATTGAAAAGATTCCGAGCGACAAAAGAGGGGAAGCCTTTGGAGAGTGTTTGGTTAAACATTTCTATCAAGGATGAAAATGGCAAAGAACTTATCCTAAAAGAGTTGACCGACAAGGACGGCTGGACCCGCTTTATTGATATTGATGAGGCAATGAAGTGAAGAGATTTCTGAAACATATCCTCATTGTTCTACTTGTCATTTTCCCTGCCTTTGCGTGGGCCGCACCAGGAACCCAAGTATATACAGTAGCCACTAATCTTGTTACCCTGGTTGGTGGTGACGACATAGGGGGAACTTCTGGCAATCCCTACACCTTTACCCTGTTCAAGACCTATGATGATGCAGGGACAGGGACAGTTTTGCTTAGTGCCGGTACTCCTGCCTCTGACCTTGCCCTTACCTACGCAGTTAGACCCGTCGAATATCTGGCCATAGTCGTTAAATGTATTGTTGCCAATAAAACTCCCGCCCAAACCGATTATATTTTCATCACTGGCAAGGATTTCAAAGGTGATGCTCAGACTGAAGCCATTGACGTTACGGCTGGGAACGATACCTACACCTCTACAAAGTATTGGGCCAGCATAACCAACCTTGACTGCTCTGACAATGCTGCTGGCGGGGGTACGGTATGGGCTGATGGTACGATAGCAGTAACCCAGGACATCTGGGGGGTGGTGTGGGATCTTCTACAAAGCAACTATCAAATAGATAGTATCGTAGCATTCGGTAATGGATCAACGGCGACTTTTTTCAAGAGTACGAATGAAACAATCTATTTTGCAGATACGATTACATTTGGTGTTGTGGCAAACGCAACCTTACAATTGGGGAATTTGACTGGAGTAGGAGGCGTAAACGGAGTTTACTGGAGTATTGGGGCCAATACAGATTGGTACAACATGGTTGTTGCCAATGGTACATTCAATATTTATGGGTCACTTATGGTGGAAAGAGGATATAGGGCTAATGGGGCTCCTTTCGTCTTTTGGGGTGGGATCGTTGATATTAGAAATTCCACATTACAACACTCTTCAAAAACCAAAGGGGATGGAGCTGTCCTCTTTTATACAGCCATATCGAGTTTGACCCTAATAGATGTTATTTTCAGGCAAGTATATTTAGTAGAGTTAGATATTTCACCAACCGTTGCAGATAGAATAACCATTCATGATTCAACACACGGATTATATAGCATAATTCCAGCAACTCTAACTAAACTTGAAATAACATCAGCAGCAACAAATCAAATAAGACATGCAGGGGCGAATACACTCACCATAGTTGATAGTGTCAATGCTATTACGCAAGTCCGAATAGATAATGCAGCTGGCGTTATTAGGGATGCCCATCTCTGTGATATAAATATTACAGACAAAGATGGAAATAATTTATCTGGAGCAATAGTAGCTTGTGTTGACCAATACAATACTTCAATTTTTTCGGTTTTAACCGATGTGAATGGAAATATTGCCCAACAAACTATAATTTATAAACAATGGGCAACTACGGCTGAAACCCTAACCACCTATTCCCCCCATAAGTTCACATTAAGCAAGGCAGGGTACGAAACCCTTGTCCTTGATAACATCACGGTAGACGGGCCTGTTGACTGGCATTTGGAGTTGCAAAGTATAAAACGACCAAGGCGCTTCCAAACGAGTTGTGCGGATGATTATTACGAGAACGAGTACATCCACGAATTTAAAAAGGCGGCGTAATGTATAAAAATCTGGCAGGTCAAAAATTTGTGGTGACTGCCTGGGACGGGGCAAACGGGACGTGGAAGACCGGGGATGCTTCCAATATCACCGCTCAGATAAGTAAAGATTGTGGGGCTTCCGCTGCGACCGATGATGTCAACCCCACCGAGCTTGACGCCACGAATCACCCGGGAGTGTATTATTTCAATGCGCTTCAGGCTGAAAGCAATGCGGATTTGATTGTAGTGACACCGGTCAGCAGTACGCCTGATATATCATTTGAGCCGCTCAGGCTTTATACGACTGAGGTAATGAGAGGCACAGACGGAGCCAATACGACTGTGCCGGATGCGGCAGGCACAGCGGCAGGGCTACATGCAACAACAGACGGGTTAATAGGAACAGCACAAGCCGACCTTGACATAATCACTGATGCCGATGGGGTGATAGTCGGGGCCGCAGGTGCAACAGCCATTATTGATGAATTTGAAACACAAAGCCAGGCAGATCCTACAGGTTTCCATGTGAACGTAAAAGAAGTCAACGGGACCGCTCAGACTGCCAATGATAACGGAGCTGATATAAATGAAATTCTAGTAGATACTGCTGTGATTGGAGCACTGGGTGCTGGCCTCACTGCATTATCAACTCAGGCAAGCGTTGATGCGATCAAAGCAGAGACAGCCTTGATTGTGGCAGACACCAATGAACTCCAAGTAGATGACACCCCTGGTACGCTCGCTACCATAGCCGGGTATATAGATGGAGAGATAGGTCAGATCATAGCAGCAGTTATCACCAATGCAGCCGGAGCAGACGTGGCGGCTGACATCATAGCTATTAAAGCTGAGACCGCAGCGATTGTCAATGATACAGATGTCATAGATGATGGAACGTCAGGTCTTGTAAAAATTGCCCAAGATGTGGCAGCTATTTTGGTTGATTCAAACGAACTCCAAGGGGATTGGACGAATACCGGAAGGCTTGATGCGATACTTGACACTATTGCCGTTGATACCACCACGGATATTCCGGCATTGATAGCCACGGCGCAGGCAGACCTTGACGTTATTACCGGGGCCACAGGAGTCAATCTATTGGCGGCTACGCAGGCGAGTATTGATGCCATTGAAGCGGATACAGCAGAGATAGGCGCAGCAGGAGCCGGACTTACCGCCCTGGGTGATGCACGGATTGCAGAACTCGCGGCTGCTAACCTCCCTGCTGATATAGATACCTTATTGACAAGACTGACAGATACGAGAGCTACTTATCTGGATTATTTGTTTTCTATATATTTTGGATTGGTCTCTGTTGTGGCTCAAGCACAGGATGGCGCGGCGGGAAGCATTACTCTGACTGCAAGTGCTTCCGCAGTCAACGATTTCTATAAAGGACAAATAATTGTAATTTACACAGGGACCGGGGCCGGCCAAGCAAGGGCATGTTATGAATATAATGGGGGAACCAAGGTAGCCTTAACAAGACCTAGCTGGGCAACTGCCCCAGATAATACAAGCTGGTATGTTATTATTTCGGCAGGTTCGGCAGTCATGGCGGCTATGGAAGATATAGACTTTGGTGCAACCATGAAAGCGAGTATTACAGCAGCAGTACCCTCGGTGGCAAACATTCTTGATGGGGTTATTGAGGGAACCCTCACCTTAAAGGAAGTGCAATCTATCATGCTCGCAGTCTTGGCGGGTATTTCGACAGGGGGAGGAACCGCTACGATAGCTTTCAGAGACCAGGCCGATACTAAAGATCGGGTAAGTGCAACGGTGGACGCAACTGGCAATAGAACTGCCATAATTGTGGATGGAACTTAATGGCAACAAAGCTGAATACCGGATATTGGCAAGAGGATTATTTTCCAGATGGTTACTGGCAAGCTCTATACTGGCCGGGGTACATGGAACCCCTTGCCAACTTCATTACGGCAACCCGGCAGTTTGCATTTGCCACCGATGTTAAAGCGTTTTCATGGACCGCCGAGGATAGGATTTATGCTATGACTACTAAGATAAAAACCATTGCTTTCACTACGGCTAAGACAATCTATAATTTCATTACAAAGGAAGTATTATAATGCCAAACTTCCAAGGTACTGATTCGATAACGGTCCAACCGAATACGGCTGCAATGCCATACACGTTTACCTTTACGGTATGCAGTTCTGTAATAGCTAATGATGGGCAGTTACCATACGGCACTAATATATCAGCTATAACAGTTACGGCACATACGAGTGATGGAACGGCAGATACCGACCTGATAAATGGCACCCCCAGTGTGGCGGCAAATGTAGTGACGGTTGCTCTGGATTATCCGACTACCAATGGCGCGGGAACATATCATCTGACGTTTGTTTATACCTTGGATAGTGGCGCAAAAGACGAAGCCGATTTTAATCGTGTTCATGTAAAGGATAAATAATGCAAGCAGTAATATATACGCCCCCGGTACTAGAGCCTATCACGCAAGATGAAGCGAAAGAACACTTGCGGATTGAACAAACTGACGATATTGAAAACGATTATATTGATGCCATTATCAAAGCTGCCAGAGAGCACGTGGAAGATATTTGCCGGAGAGCCTTGCTAACTCAGGTGTGGGATTATTACCTTGACAAGTTCCCCGGGAATGATTTCATCAAGCTACCTTTTGGCAACCTGCAAGCTACCGGGCTAACCATTACATATTACTCGGTTGATACCGATGATTCAAAAAAGACCAATACCTTAACCTTGACAAGCGACTACCTGATTGAGACTAATGGCGAGGCGTGTGGTAAAATCGTTTTACCGTATGGTGAAACATGGCCGAGTTTTACGGCATGGCCGACCCAGCCTGTTAAAATCCATTTCACTTGCGGGTGGACGACCAGAGCTTTGGTGCCATACAAGATCAAGGCAGCTATCAAGATGCTGGCAGAGGATCTTTACAATATGAGAAGTGCTCAACATGTAGGGGTAACGGTAACTGAAAATAAAACTGTAATGGCTTTGCTCTCGCCATACAGAATCTGGGTTTAAGCAATGCAATCAGGTGAACTTAAAAAACTTATAACTCTTCAATATGAAACTAAAACGGCAGACGGGATGGGATCGTTTACGGTAGTCTGGACTGATTTGGCAACTGTTTGGGCGGCTATCTGGCCGATATCTGCCAATGAAATAGTACAATCTATGCAGACTAATATGATCATAAGCCATAGGGTCAGGATTCGATATAGAAGTGGGGTTCTTTCAAGCTGGAGAATCAAGTTCGGTGATCGCTATTTTAATATTGTGAGCATAATTAACCCTTCAGAACGAGGGGAATGGCTCGATATTATGGCAAAGGAGTCAACCTAAGGAGATAGTATAAATGTTTCTAAGTGTTAGGCATAAGCCATTGCAAAAAGAGGCATTACGACATTTTGTCATTAATAAGGATAATGATGAGGAGATCCCTCGCGTGATTTGGGCGAATGATGAAACAGGACGCTACCGGCAATATCTAATAGATAATGCAGGGAAGCTAATAGTCGAAAATGGGGAAATCAAAAGCAAGATATTTACTGGAAATATTGAATTGCGGAAAAGGAAGTCAACTTAAATGCTCAATCTTACGACAGCTATAATAACAAAAGCTGCTGGATCTACTTTTTTGACCAGTATTGGTAGCCAATTACGTAACGGTAGGGCTGAAGATGATGATGCTTATCCCTATTGTGTCTTTTTGCTTCCTGTATTTGGCGACCCTCAATCACTATCAACATTTGAGAGGGACTATAACGACATATTAATGCAGTTTTCAATTTTTTCGGCACTGCATGCGCCATCTGAAGCTTGGACGATTTATGGATACCTAAAGGAACTTTATGATGATTGTACGCTAGAGACGCTTACTGGAGAGACACTAATTTTAATGGAGCGCCGAAATATACCACAACCAATACCAGAAGATCATACGATAAAGGGTGGCGGTTTGCAAAGGGTTTGGCACCTTCCTGTTGAATATGGCATTGTAACGAAGCTCGATTAATTTAAGGAAATTTATGGAAAAAGCTCTTTCACAAATCACCCGCGCAGAATGGATTGCTATTAACTGGATTGAGATTGATCCGGTAATGGGTGGTGACAGCGGTGACAGAGTATTTATGGGTAACAACAAAAGAACGCCGGATGAGGCAGCGGAAGCGGCCATGGATTGGGATTCAACGATAGAGGAAAGAGAAGAATTTCAAGGCGTAGAGTTATGAAAAATAAAAATATCATAGTAGCTCGGAACTTAATCAGATGCCTCGACCTCGACAGCCTCCGAAACGCAGAAGTTGTGGCAAATCTCGTGCGCTGTTTCGGGATTGTCGCATGGCCGCAGTCAACCGGCCCGGAAATGCAGTTCATTGTTCCTGTAGGAATAGCACAGACTCCCCAGCAGATCGCCAAGGCCCTTGTCTATGTGAGCCAATTTAAGATCACTTCATTCTGTGAGATCGGCGTCATGCACGGCGGAAATTTTCTTTTCTGTTCGGAATATCTCCGGCGATTCAACTCAAATATTCGATGTATAGGCATTGATCCGGCGGATTGTCTTGACCCGGAGATCCGGGAGATTATCGAAAAAGAGGTATGGTTGAGTTTCAAACCTTCCACAAGCGATGACATCGCGGGTATGATCTTCGATCTCATCTTCATTGACGGAGATCACACAATGCCCTGGCTCGTGAGGGACTGGGAGAATGTCGGGCGGCTTTCAAAGATATGCGCTTTTCATGACCTACAGGAGCCTACGTGTCCCGACGTGGCGGTATTTTGGGAAATACTAAACGGTGAAAATAAAGAGAAGTTTGAATTTCTTGACGATCCATCTGGGCGCAAGATACATGGGATCGGGATTATTCATGCAAAAGGAATCGAATGAAAAATGTTCACCTTTTCATGCCGTTCACAAGGTACGAACTCTGGTCGAAATTGCTTGACGCATATCGGCCAATGAACGTGATTCTGCATCCGCTCACGTTCACGGGTACACCGCCGGTTGAATATTCTGAGGAATGGATTCAGCCCTTCGTTTACAACAAACCGAAATATGGTGACTTCGGAGTTCCCCTGCACAACGCATTTATACGAGAATTTCCCATCGCCGATGATGACTATTATGTCCAAATGGCAGATGATGATATGTATGAGTCGGGGGTATTCGATTCTATCAGAAAACTCGATGATCCCGTGGTAATTATCTCCATGAAACGCGGAGATTGTGTTCCCCCCAACGCACTTCCAGAACGGGCATACCCGACAAATACCCTTCTGGCAAAACCCGAAAATATGGTTGTCGGAAAAGTAGGCGGTGAACAGGTCTTTATGAAGGGATCTGTTTTGAAACTAGTTCAGTATGATGAAAATTATCCGGCTATCGCCGATGGATTGATGGCCGAATACCTCAAGACCATATATCCAATTCATTATGAACCAGACCTGTTTGCTCTTTTCAATTTCTATGAGCCTGGGCGATGGGATAAAGGCGAAGCGAAGACGCACGGGAATACTGGTTTAAATGATAGCATGTTAAACATCCAATTTGGGGTGATGGTCAATGACCAAGTGCGTCTTGATATGGTTCTCCGGCAATCGCAAATTAAAGGCAATATGCACTATCTCGACGAACCCGAATCAGCTACAAAGGGACTGAATAAACTCCTTGCCGTGATGGAGGCTGAAGGTGCGGACATAGCGGTCCTTTGTCACCAGGATATGTTTTTCCGGCACGATTGGATCAAGCAGGTTGAGGAACAATTGGCGAAACTACCCGATTCATGGCTTGTTGCCGGAGTTATCGGGAAGGATATGCGGGGACGGATATGCGGCAAATTTCATGCCATGCAGATCCCTCTTTACCATGATACTTCAGAGATTCATAACTTTCCGGAACCCGCATGTTGTCTTGATGAATGCGTTCTTATTGTTAATCTTAAAAGGGGGTTTAGGTTTGATGAGGGCTTGGAAGGATTTGATTTGTATGGAACATTAATTGTTTTGCAGGCATGGCAAATGGGTTTAACGGCTTGGGTTATCGATGCTTTTTGTGAGCATTATTCTTTGCGGCCACTTCCATATTTTCCAGATGAGTCATTTCGGAATGGTTTTAAATGGATTTATAACAAGTTCAATAAAAAAGTGATTAGGATTGATTCAACAGCAGCGGAATTTTCCGCAGAAAAAACAGAGC